GCATGGCAACGTGTTTGAGGCGGGCAGTGACCCGGAACCTGGGCGTGATTTTGATCGTATTGTTGACCGCATGGAGGGCAAACCTGTTGCTCGCATTGAGCACGAGTCAGGCCCGAACCGTTCCATGGATCAGATTCGTAGTGAGTTGTTAAGATTGGTTGACAAGAATCCGCAACTTGTTGCTATGCTGCAAATGAAATCAATGGAGAACCAGATTGGCAGACATGAAGAAGATTCAGGAGCAGATTGAGCAGTTGGTTGTGGACAGCAACCCGAGTGCTTTGTTTGCAGACGGTTTTGAGGGGTGCCTACTAGGCTGCACAAGAGTTAGAGGTCGCACCGTTGCTGTGTATTCACGTGGATTGTGCATCAAGAAGTTGATGGACGATGACGAGATGACGCTTGACGAGGCGATTGAGTATTTTGAATTTAACGTTGAGGGTGCCTATGTCGGTCCTCACACACCAATTTTCCTAGATCTACAGATCTTTACGGAAGGACACATGTAATGCCCGGACATTATGGCGGCCCTATGGGCGGCGGCAAAAAGAAGAAGAAGAAAGCAACCGCTTTCAGTCAGACCCCCTTTGGCAAGAAAGTGATGGCCAAGAAAAAGAAGGTCAAGAAGAAGAAGTAATGGCAAAGAAAAAAGGGAAAAAGGATGCCTGCTATCGCAAGGTGAAGGCCAAGGCTAAGGTTTTCCCTTCAGCTTATGCTTCTGGGCGGATCGTGCAGTGTCGTAAGGTTGGTGCAGCCAACTACGGCAACAAGAGTAAGAAGCGTAAGTAATGGCCAAGAAGAAGCCTACCCTTCGGGATTGGTTTTCCAAGAACAAAGGTAAGGGCTGGATTGATTGCAAGACAGGAAAACCCTGTGGTAGAAGCGGCAAAAAGGATGCGAACCGCCCGTATCCTGCTTGCCGTCCTACTAGAAGTGCTTGTACAGCTGCCGCCAAACGAAAGACTGGCCCTGCTCGTGTATCTTGGAAGAAAAAGGGCAAGAAAAAGTAATGGCGAAGAAAAAGGGCACAATGAAGGGGATGTCGGTTAAGAGCGGCCACAAGCGGCCTACCTCCAAGGGTGCCGGCATGACCAAGAAGGGCGTGGCTGCGTACCGTCGCCGTAACCCGGGCTCAAAGCTCCGCACAGCCGTCACAGAGAAAAACCCATCCAAGGGTCGGGCAAAGCGTCGGAAGAGCTACTGCAGCCGTTCAGCAGGCCAGATGAAGATGCACGGCATCAACTGTTCTAAGACACCCAAGAAGCGCATTTGCGCTGCACGTAGGAGATGGAGATGTTAAGCCTACTACTGTCCCTTTTTGTTGCACAGGCAGGACCACCGTCTGACCCCGATGCAGTTGCCATGTGGATTGATGACCTTGGGCGTTTGACCCCTTTCGGTCGGACGTTTGATGTCTATATCCAGACTGGCTTTGACCCTGACTTCTCGTACCCCAACGGTGACCCACGCCGGCCGTACATGATTGGCAGCACCCGTGGCAGCGAGTCGCCAACCCGTGCTTTTGGCTGGGCAATCGAAGGTCCGATCTTCAAGAACAGCAGGCCAGACCACCTCTACCCGTGGTTGGACAACTGCCAAGAGTGCATTGACTACTGGACAATCGATACAGGCATTGAGTGCCCTGCCCCCGGTGCTTACTGGGACTGTATTCAAGCAAACCCATATCAGCGGCATATGTATCTCGGTGCAAAGTTTACGCCGATCAACTGGATCTTTGAAGGGCCAGAGGGTTGCTGCCCAAGGTACGGTGACTTGGTTGATCTGGAGTACGCATGGTGTGACTCATGGATCCTGCACGGCCCGCTCGGCAAGAAGTACGGCAACGTCAACCAGCAATACAAGTACCCCCAGGTGCAGCAGCAGCACAAGGATCTGATGGATTCACCTGTGTTGAAGTTCTGGCCGCACCGTGAGGACATCGTGGGAGAGCGGTGTTGCTCTGCCCCATCGCAGAATGACTACGGTGATCTTATCCGGTGGAACGCTGACGTTGATTGGGAGAGCGAGAAGTGGCCAGGCTCGTTTCACATTGCTCGTTTCACAGGTCCCGATTACTTCTCGTCTGGTGGCGTTGTCCGCTTTGCTTGCGGCAACGATCATCCCTGCGAACCGTCACCGTACTCAATCAACTACTACCCAGACAACTCCTGCCCATCTGATCTCAACGAAGATGGAATAGTTGGCTTCGAGGACATTTTGCAAGTACTATCGGATGTTGCTGGATACAAGTATCATCCACAAACAAACAATGGCTTCAACGCCATCATCAAAGTCCTATCAGAATGGGGTCAATGCGATGCATAAAAAAGGTGGCAAGTGTGGCTGCAAGCACGGCAAACGTGGCGGCAAAAAGGGTGGTAAGAAGAAATGACCAAAACTACGCCTGCATTTATTACGGCTTCTATTACAAAAACCTCAACGTCAGCGACAAGAACAAGCGCTAACGGCACTCTGGGAAAGGTCAATGCACCTTTGCTAGTAACCTCGGGCACCGCCACTCTGTCTAGCTTTGCAGTTGGCGATGAGTTGGTTTTGGCAAAGTTGCCTGCATTTTCAATCGTAACTTCGATTCGCGTGCACCACGCAGCACTTGGCGGCTCGACTACCATGCAGGTTGGAGATGCTAGTGATGATGACCGTTACATTACGGCGACATCCACAAGCAGCACTGGCGTGCTAGATTTTGGAACCGCCTACAGCTCTGCTTTCAACTTCGATATTGAAACAGTGCAGACAGACGGGCTGCAAGAGATTGTGATGAAGGGTGCTGGAGCTACCGCAAACGGTGTAGTCAACTGGCAAGTCCTTTACCACGGCTCTGGTCTTGGCATTGTTAATGAGCTGTAAGCAGCACTTCAACTGATCTAATTGACACTTTGGGTATCGTAATCACGTAGTCGTAGGTTTTGAGCTCCTGCTTCCAAGCACCTGCGACACTGATTGCATCTTTGGTTTTTTTGACCAAATACCCTACCTGAATGATGTCTTGAACACCAGGTATGTCCTGCTCTTCGATTTCTGAGTTGGGCTGCGGCTCGCAGCTGTCAACCCAGTGCACCATAACTATGTCCATCAGCTTTGCAGTTGCCACGTTTCCGCCTCCCATTCCTTGCCAGATGAACGGGGCACTCGGATCTTCGTGTTGACTTCCCCAACAACACAAGCTACTCCCCACTGCGTGACATCTTTTCTTTGCATATATCGAGGCTGTTGGTCTCCAAGCCCGATGCTTCCTGCGTTGGCGTAGAACCACGGCAGCATGACTTTGGTTCCTGCTTTGCACTGGGTAACAGTTGTGGGTCGATGGGTATGTCCTCTGATGGCCAAACGCCATGGATGCCCGCCCAGTGCGTAAGCCATCTGCAGTCCCTCTGTGTTGTCAGAATTAACTCCGCAATCGAAGCCGTGGTAGAAGAAGACCTGTCCAAGCTGGTACACGCCTTTGTTTGATTTGACATAGGGTATTTGTTTCCACTTTTTGAATTCTCCTCCAAAAGCTGCGGAGTTGTTCCAGTCCGCCAGCGATCGTAATTGCTTCGGAATGCGGCGAGGATCTTTGGCACGTAGGTTGTCATCATGGTTTCCATGTATCCATACATATTCTGCATCGCCTGCATAATGTCGGATGGTTCGCAGGTAGTCGTGAGCAAAGGCAAACTCATCTACCAGATCATGGCTAGTCTCGTCCGGGTGGACTGAGGCAGCTGCTGCATCCAGCAGGTCGCCCAGACAAATCACATGCGTGGGCCTATGTTCTTCGATTGATTGGAGTAGAAACTCTTTGCCGGCCTCGCTTGCGTGAGGCGCATGCACACAGCTAAATGCTAGAAACTTAGCATTCACCACTTGTTACCGCGAGACTTCAACCACTGCCACGCGGCTGGTCCGGTTGCTGCCCCAAAAATATACGCGAGAATAACTGCGGTAACGGAAATAGAGAACGAAGTGAGAAGCATGTGTGTTCCTTCAAGAGCTTTATGAATGACAGAATCAGAGTCATCGACGCGAGAACTCCTGCCGTGATGGCTATCGGTAATACTACCACGTCCATGTAAACTTGGATCGCCCACGTGCCAACTACTAGGAGAATTCCTATTACGAGAGGGATTTGCCCCCTCATCGGCAGCCCCAGAGATCTGGTTGCCGTCATGATCAAAATACCGCCGATCACTGATATGCCCCCTGCCCAAGTCAGAGGGCTCAACGTGGGGTCTTGGGGGGCCTCCAAAGGCGGCACCCATCCCGGTGGCAGGGCTCGGTTAGAAGCGCAGCTTATTAGCGCGAGGCTTCCAAGTGCGACAATCGCGTTTCGTGGTCGCATAGTCTACGTTCCATCTTATCAACTGACTGCTCAAGCCGATTCACGGAGGCCGTGAGGGTGGTTACTGCAGCAGTAATTTTAGCGACCGACCAGACAGCACCCGCCACAAGAACAAACACGTTCATGATGGGCATCATGTCTGCGAAAGTCATTAGATCACCTTGGCCAAGATGTCTACGTCAGTGGGGCCAGCTGCAGCAGTTTTCAAACCAACCAGAATCTGGTTGTTGCCATCCAGATCAAAAGTGTTGGCATCTGGGTCAGCAAGGGTGTACTCGAAAGTGCCATCGTTTGTGTCTGACGCGGAGTCAGCCAAAGTCAGTTCAAGGGCACCAGCTTTGTTGTACAGGCTAGTCCATGGACCTGCGGTTGGCGTGCCGGCAGAAGTGTTGGCTACCGTGCGACCAAAGACTTGGATGATCGGATCAGTGCTCAAAGTTGCACTTGCCGTGTAACGGGCAATGATTCGCACGCTAGTGCCAGCGTTGCAATTCAGGATATGGTTGCCGGAGTCGGTAATCGTGCTGTTTGGGTTCGTAATGAACGTCCCACTGTTACCGCCAGTCTTGGCGTTTTCGATGACCAGGTTCCAGAAAGAAGGAATCTGCATGGGCTGAGACAGCCTGTCATGGTCAGTGATGATAAAGCCAGAATCGAGTGTTGCGCCTAGTGCCATTAGAAGTCCTCAAGGGCGTAAGAATAAAAGGTTTGAATTGCGTCTTGCCCCTGCAGTGTAGCGACTGCCGACAAGAATTCCAAGACTAAGGATTTTCGCCCTTCTTCAAAGGCTTGGACACGTGGGTCATCCCTGAACTGCAGGGAGTAGATCTCTTCCTGACGGAGAAGGTCATGCAAAACTTGCCGGCCCATTTCCGTCGAAAAGAGTTGTGCGATGCGGCGACGGGGGGTGTCGCTTTCAGTGGTGTGTTGTTCACCTGACATTCATACCTGCCTCTCGTGCAATGTTTGTTGCTTCTGCAGTTTGTTGTGCAGCTGAAGCCCGCTGCTCGGCAAGTTGTGCTTCTTGAGACTGTTGTTCCATTTGTGCCCGACTTTGCTGCATCTTTTGGACTTCTTCCACAGTTCGCAAGTAGCTCGGATCTACAGAAGAGGAATAGAAGATGTCTCTGAACGCCGCATCCGCGTCAATATTCATCATGACGTTCGGGTTGGTTTGGATCAACGGTCCAGCGATTTGGATAGCCTGCAAGAACGCTTGGGTGTGGGCGGAACGCTTCGAGACTGCCATGGGAGAGCGGTACTCAGGTGCATATGCAACATTCTGCATCGAAGGCGGGGGCTCAGGAATCATGCCTTTTTCAGCCATAATCTCAAACGTAACGCTGATCAACGGGTCCAAGAACTCAGTGTACAGGCGGCTCAGAATAGGAGCAGCAGCCATCAAGCCCTCCTGTCGGCGTTGGATGATCTCAGTGGCCGTCATGCGGTCGCTATCAGGCAGTTTAAGCTTGTCAAGGAAGAATGCTTTTTCAATACGTGCCTCTTGACGTTCCAGCAACTGGTTGCCAATGACT